ATATTTATTATCTAAGCTAGCTACGTTGTTGTTGTTTACTAATTGAACAGTATAGATAAAACCGTCACCAGCAGGGATGATATCATCAGCTGTGATGTAAAGTTCTAATCCGTTGTATTTGTCATAAGTGATAATATCACCATGTCCAAATGTTCTTTTAGAAATTTTAATTTTAAATGTTGTTCCATCCACACCTTTAGCGGCATTAGCTGGTTCAATGTCTGCCACAATGTATGGAAGATCTTGCGCAATAGGAGTTTGCCATTTGTACTCACCACGTGCATTGTCCACCATGATTGTGTTCTTTCCACCAAAAGAAGCCATTTGATACAAAGGCATTTCTACCTTCTGGGTCATAGCCCAAAGATCAACTGGTCCCATATCCATAGGCTCGGCATTACCAAGCATTTGGGTTAGGTGATAAGAATCAACATGAGAACTAGCTTTGTAGCTTGTGTCTCTTAGGAAAATCCCATTATTTAATACTGGAGTTGTCATAATTTTTAATTGTTTTATTTTTTGTTAAATGTTTATATATTTGATTGTTAAATCCGTTTGAAAATGTTGTTGGTTCTTGGTAATTTTTTAGTTGGTTGCTTTCTTGTTTCCTCATCTTTATCCTGAATACCAAGAGAAGTTGAACTATGATTACCTTGTTCTGTTTTTAGTTTTCTTACTGTTTGCTCAATACTTTGTTGAGCTCCTTTATTCATAATTTTTGCTTTATATCCTTGAGGATCTTGCAACAACCACAGTGCTTCTGATATCAATGAATAGTTTGGTTCTACAAATTGGTACTTCTCTAATAAGTGTCCTAATAAATTAGTATTTCTACCACTCACTGAAGGGTAACTTGGTTGAACTAAACCATTATATAACATTGCTTGAGTTTTTCTATCAACTTTAATATCTCCAAGATTACCATCTTTTAAAGTATCATATACATTTTGCATATATACTTTAGATGCTTGCTCTTGTTGTTTTTGTTTTAGTTGTTGCTCTTGCACTTTTTTGATAACAATTTGTTCTGCCATCTTATCTAACTTTGGTTTAAATTTAGATGCTTGTTGTTCAAGTTTTCCTAAATCTTTCCAAATTTCAATCTCTTCTTCTATTTCATCAGCACTTCCGTAACCAGTAGCGTTTAGATATTCTTTGATAATTGTCTCCTGGTCTTTTTCAGACTTAACATCTAAATCTTTAGTTTCTTCTACTTGACCTAAAGTTGAGAACAAACCTTTTAAATCAGTACCACCATCTGCTACATATCTTGCGGCAATTTGTAATTCTTCAGGTAAACTGTCAAAAAACTGTTTAGGTGTTTCACGTCTTACTTGATTTGCTTTTTCTTCTAAATTAGCTTCAATTAATTCTTCCCAATCTTTTGGGGTATATTCATCAAAAGATTTTTCATCATCAAAGGGAACTAATTTATCTTCTTTAATCATTTTTGAGAAGACATCTGAGATTCCGGAAATAGGTTTTCTACCTCTAGTCTCTTTTTTTTCCTCATCATCTTCATCACCCAAACTATCAATAATGTTTTTTGTATCTTCTTTATTTGCTTTAGATACAATTTCCCCATCTTCTTCATTATCTGAAAGAAGATCTTTGTTTGATTTTTCAGGTTCGCCTATATTAGTCAAATCATCTGCATCATCTGCATCTGGATCAGCAAATGAAAAATCTGCTTTTTTATTTATACCTGAAAAAATGTTGTTTGTAGCTTTAGTATCTTTTCCAGATGGCAAAGTCATATCATCACCGCTAGGTGCTGCATTGAATATTACATCTAAATCAATATCTAAAGTCTCTACGTTACTACTCATTGTGCTGTTTTTGGTACTCATCTTATTGTTGGTTTAATAATTAATTCTTTATATATATAATATAATAAATCTTTATTTGGTTTGCACTATAATAAACTTATTATATTTGATAATATTGTAAAGTTTATTGCAGTATATAGCTAACGCAAATTATTTATCTTTTGATTTTTTCACATCATATTTATTTTTGTTTTCTTTTGCTATGTCTAACTGTGTTTGTGCTATCTGTTTTTGAGCTTGTATCCTTTCTCTTTCAACTTGAAGCTTTTGAGTTTCTGTTGATGATTTAGATACTATCTCTTCACGTTTCATATTCATTTGCTCTCTATATTGAGTTGTCTGTTGAATATCTTTTAATGCATCTTGATAATCACTTACTTCATTTTTATTTATATCTACAGCAGCACCATATCCAGCAGCTCTAATCTCAGCAATAGTAATATCATTTTGTCTGTCTTTCTCAGCTTCTTGTTGTTCTAACTGAGCTTTCATTTGAGCTTCTTGTGCCTGTGCTTGTAACTGTTGTTCTTGCATTTGACGTTGCTGTTGCATTTCTTCTTGTCTTTGTGCTGTTACTCTAGCTTCAGCATCTTTTAAGATGTCAGTTACTTCAGAAATAGAATCTGCTTTAACAATATTACCAAGTTCAAATATACTAGCACCGGTAGTATTATTAGTTAATGCCATTTGTTTCAACTGTTCAAGAATAGCTCTATGATTTGTTTTAGTTGTGGCAAATACGTTGAAGTCTCTTAATAAAAGATCTGTACCATTAATAGTAAAGTTTACCTTTTCTGCTTCAGTAGAGATGTAACTCAATCTTACGCTAGGATTTGTACTATAATAGTATTGAGCCAAGTCTGTTCTCATCTGATGTATTCTTGGCATCAATTGATCTGAGTGCTGTACAAAGTAAATTTCTGTTTGAGCATATGATTGTTGCATAGCATTAACAACTCCGGTAGCTGTTTCTGCTGATACAGCACCACCCAATCTTTGAGGATTAATACCTATTGCATCAAAACATTGTTGTTTAAAGTAATTAGCTAATTGTATTCTACTCATCAATCTACTAGTCTGCTCCATGTTTAGAGTCTGGTAGTGTTGGAAGTTTACAGCATTTTCAGTATTGGTAATTGAAGTATCAAGAGGAAGCATTTGGAAATCCTTCATTGCTACATATGCTTTAGCATAATTGTTTTTACCCCAATCTTCTCCCATAGAGTGACGTGGTAATGCATTCTGGTCAAACATAATTACTGTACCTAATTCATCAATTAAGATATCAGCAATCTGATTATTAACCATATTGTATCCAACTTGATAAGCTTTCATTAAATCCACTAAAGAAGTAGATCTAGTATTTCTATCAGAAAATACTCTTCCTTCAACTGGTAATTTACAACCATATAAAGAATTGTTTCCTTTAAATTGGAATGGTAATCTACCAGGTTTAGTTCTATTAATACCTAAGTATATAGGATTTATTTCACCGCTTGTTGAACTTTTCCACATAGCAGGTACATTTGGTCCAACTTTAACACCACCCCAAATTTCATTAATCCAAATCCAATCTATATGTTCACCTTGTAGTAAAGTGTCTTTTGTTTTATTTTTAAATATTGATGTATCATATACAGTTTTTTCAGTTACCTTAAATGTTTCATCAACTATCTCTTGAGTAACTTCACCATCAGCCTCTATTTTAACTAGGTGCCCAATTTTTCTTTGAGTCTTCCAATAGATTGTAGAAACCCTCATTAAATTGCTATCACCAAAATAAGCTAAGTCTTCACTTTGACTTAAGATCTGTGTTAAAATATCAGCACCTCTAGCAGGATCTGCCATATAGTTACTTGTATATTGTCTGTAGGCTAAACCTGGTGAATCAGTATTCCACGCATGAGATCTTGTAGCATCATAATAAGAACCATCATTTTGATAACCATTAACTTGGTATTGAGCAGATCTTGCAGGATAAATTCTTTGTAATGATTCCAACTGTTGTTGACTCATCAAATATCCATATTTATCTACAACATCAGCTACTGTCATCAAATCAATTTTACCAACATAAGCTGAATCAGAAATATATCTTTGATCTGGAGATTTTTGATAGAATGTTAATACAGGATTCCATAGTTCAATATCATAATCATCTTCTAACATACGGAAATGCCAGAACTCTCTATCAGCAATAAGCATATCTCTGAATCCTCTTTCCTCAAGTTCTTGCATTTTAAATCTTTCCTCATCAACATTTAATTGATGTGAAGCCCATTCTTCAACAGAACTTCTATAAGACTTACTAAAGAAGTCTTCTATTTCAGGTAATGTCTTAATATTTTCAGGAGCAAGTTGTTGTTTAGCTTCATCAGAAGCTGGATCCATCCCCATCTGAATCATTTTTTCTACAAGTTTTCTTTCAGCATCTGCAAGCAAAGCTTCTTCAACTTGCATTCTTTTTGCTTCAAGCATTTCATTGTATGACTTATCATCAACAGCTCTGAATTGTACTTTATTGTATCTCTTGGAAAACTCTCCGCTCAATACATTAATTACATTTGGGATGATGGGATAAAATTTAAGTTCTAAAGCAGAATCATTCTCTTTAGTTAAAACATCCATTAGATCTTTATAGTCATTATCAGGTTCAACTATATAATCTGTTTTATCTATAATTCCTTTAGCTAATTTATAATTTTTTAAAAGCCTTCTAGCATTAAGTTTTAAAAACTGAATACCTTGGAGTTCTAACCAATCTAAGTTCCATGCCGCCCAATCATCTGTTTTTTCACTGTAAGGTAAAAATTGAATAGGTTGCGTCAAACTAGAAAAGGTAGGTCCTTCTGTTTTTTTTGCACCGGCTTTTAACTGCATTGCATTAAGTACTTTCATTCTAAATTTAATTTAGTTAATTTATTTATAATTTTTGAAGCCTGATCTTTTAATTGTATTTCCAGTGTTGTTTCCACTACGTCCAATATTTTTAAACGGACTATACTTTAATTTATACAAATTTTTTGAATTTACCAAAGATTTTTCTTCTGATTCACGTCTTTTTGAAAAACCTCTGTTTGATTGTTGTATTTTTACAAAAGCAACTAATGCTCCAAATGCCACAAGTCTATCTACGTTAAGTCCAGGATAATATGCAAGCATTTCTTTTATAAGCATTCCATCAGGTATTCTTTCAATACCTAATGTTTGATTTGTAACAATACCACTAACATCAGTTTCTTCATCTATGACTTCTCTTAAAAATTCAATTGCATATGATATCAAATGACTTTTAAATAATGTACCAGTATTTTTCCATCCGTATTCTTGATAAACAGTATTGTTTGAACCAAGATCTTTCAGAAATAATATCTGTTGTTTAGGTACCAAATATCTTTGTTTCTTTCTAGAAATCATATGTTGTATAAACAAAGATATGTTATTTTCAACTATAGTCCAGGCATTATACCATTCTATAATTAATTCTAATCTTTCATGTGTCTTATTGATGTCATCAAACCTACCACACCAGGATGCTACAATTTTATCTTTCTCTAAAAATTGTTCTACATCTCCTGATATCATGGTTCTTGTAACCTCTGTTGCATTCTTATATACAAAGATGCTACATAGGGAATCAGAAGTAGTTGTCTTACCTTCTGATACGGGGTCAATAGAGGCATAATAAGCTCCAAACTCAGGACTCTTGACAGGACGTTCCCAAACAACAATACTACCCGTCTTATCCACTTGTTTCTTGTCTACAGGGAATCTGCTGATTGGAAGTTTATTTGTTCTTTTAGCAAAGATTCCTTTTTCATCTCTATCTAATTCAATAAGTTCATAAGGATATTCTTTCTCTTCAATTCTTTTTTGTTGTCTGCTAAGAATACCTTGTGGAAATACAGATGCTTTTCTATATGCAAATGCTTCTGCAATATTCAAAGGCTTCTGAGATATCCTTAATTGGAATTGTTCACCATTTAATTCATTCTTCCATCTTTCTCTTTCTTCATGAATTGCTGCTTCAGCTTCTTTAACTAAAGAGTTTCCATAGTCATCAATGAATGGTGGCATTGACCATTGTTCTGGAATAAATAATCCAGCCATTCCTATTGTACCATCTGCATCAATAAGATCAGTTTCAACAGCATAGATATCATTAGCTGCTGGATTAGTAATCATTTCTTTCAATGGATTACATTGTTCCAAATCCCCCACTGATCCTGCAGCAATAAACATACCTGTAGTAATCATACCAGAAGACATTGCAGGACGTAAGTACTCATATGTCTCAGACATCTTTGGAGCAATACCAGCTTCCTCATGGAAGAAGTATGTACATGGTCCCCCTACTCCAGTAGTTGCATTCTTTTCAAATGAACCCCCTTGTATTTTTGATTTTAAACCTCTTGCTGTTTTTCTATTACCAACTTTAACTTCAATTTGTTGTTGCCACAATAAAACTTTTTCTGGATTACTTGGTCTATACCAAGCAGTGTGCTCATTCAAGAATGTTTTATATTCATCTAAAAACTTCCAAGAACCTTTATCATTTATAAAATCTTTAAGTGATGCACCAATCTTACAGATACTTCCTTCCTCAAACCAATAGGTATTAATGATTTTACCCATGTGAAAATATGAAGATGCTATCTGGCGTTTCTTTAATATAGCTGAATGTTTATAATGTAGTTCTGCAAGTTGTTCATATAAAGCCATATGATACTGAGCATCACGTACTTTAGCAAAACCATATTTCTTTTCCTCTTTATCAAAGATTGGAAGAAAGTTTAACCACATATAATAATCTCTAGTCAAATACCAGCTTTTACCAGCATCATTATAGATTACTCCTTCTCTACATTTAATCTTTTGATCTTCCCAATATTCAGTGAAGTCTTTAGATCTAAATGGTTTATCACAATAGAATCCTTGTTTATTAAACATTTGAGCCTGCTCATTAAACTTAAAAGAAAGTTTATTAAACTCATAATGACCAGGAACATTGAATATGCTTAAAACATAATCTATAAAGTCTTCCCTAGTT